AAGTTGAGTCTAATGTTTAGTGCTTCTCTCAATGCAAATGCTTTTCGTATTAAGAATGCAATGGAACGTAAGGGATATAAATTCTTTACAGAAGGTTTGTATAATGTAAATATTGTAGGCATTAGAAACTCTTTATTTAATAATAAAGTAACAAATAGATTTGATGATGCAATGACTGTCTCCTATAAAGATGATAATGGTATTTGGCAGTATCATGAGTTTGACTGTACAACAGATCCGGGAACTCATTGGGTTGAAAATTGTATAAATGATGAAAAAGGGGTAGCAGTTCTTGTACCTGGGCAATATTCTAAATCTCATAAGATCAGAAAACATCTAGGTAAATATGAAGCTTTAGGACAACAAAATCCTGTAAGTGTTTATAGAGATAATAATAGAGATGATATTTATAATCTAAATAGTGAAAATATTGAAACAGGCATGTTTGGTATCAATATTCATAGAGCTAATAAGAATGCTGGTAAAAAATCTACACAAATAGATAGATGGTCAGCTGGTTGTCAAGTAATTGCAGCTAATGATGATTGGAGATTGTTTATGAAAATTATGAGAAAAGCTAGAGATATATGGGGTAATAACTTTACGTATACACTACTAGAAAGTAAAGAAATACCAAAAACATGGCTATAGTAAATAAAGTAGAAAAGAAGATTAAGATGCAGAAAGATGGTGTAATTAAGTATCAGATCATCACTTTCTGCTTCATTAATGATCTACAATTAAGTATTTCAGATTTAAACTGTCTAGTTGAGTTAGCTAAAAGTGGAAGTGTAGATTTAACTACATTCTGTAAACATATTTCTGGTATGGGAATTTTTAAGAGTCCTCAATCTGTTAGAAATGCTGTACAAAAAGCTAAGAAAAAGAATTTAATTGTTAAAAATAATAAGTATATAGTTATTAATCCTGATATGAAATTACAATCTTCTGGTAATATTTTATTAGACTTTAAAATTTTAAGTGTTGATTCAGAATAGAATGTATATGACTGATAATAATATTGTTGTTATTTGGCCTTCATGCAGATAAATGATAAGAATAAGCAATTAAATCCTAAAAGTTATACGGATTTATTTGAGGAAGTTGCTAGTGAATGTAAAGTACATCCTGATTTAGTTGATGATCTTATTAGATTCTTTTATAATGAGATTAGAAAAGAGTTAATAAAGTTAGAACATACTAAAATATTATTACCTAACTTAGGAACTTTTGTAATTAGAAAAGGTAGATTAGATAGAGCAATTAAAAGACATAAAGATATGTTAGGAAATATGGAGAAGATTACCTATTCTGGATATGGAAGACATCTTCCTGTTAAAGAGAAGTTAATACAGATGGAAAATGCAGTTGAGAGGATAAAAAATGAATTAGAAACAAAAAAAACCTGGAAAGAAAATGAAAAAAACAAAATCAAGATGGAGAAAAGTATTTGATGCTGTTAAAAATATGGATGAAGTGTATGAAGGTATCAAAAATAAACTCTTCAAAAAACATTATATTGAAAGAATAGCAGATTATAGATGGTCAATATGTAAAAATTGTGACCTTGTTGACATAGAAGGAAAAAGCTGTGTTGCCCCTGGTACTCATCCTTGTTGTTCTGATTGTGGTTGTAGTTTAGGATTTAAGTTAAGAGCAATGTCTACAACATGTCCTAAAGGTCATTGGCCTTCATATATGTCAGCAGAAGAAGAGGATAGATTATTAAAAGTTATAGGTTATAAACCTAAAGATGATACAGGGATAATGCTAAAACCTGAAGAAGATGGCAGTAATATTTAAAGAAAATGGACATATCTATGAAAGTTTAGATAAAAATCTAAATTCTGATGGACTTAAATGGACTAGTGTTACTACATTTATAAGTATGTTTAAACCTAAGTTTAATGCTAAGGCACAAGCTAAGAAATCTTGTAAGAATAAACGTTCAAAATGGTATGGACTTAAACCTAAAGAAGTTATAGATATATGGGATAAAGAAACTAAAAGAGCAATTAAATTAGGTAATTGGTATCATGACCAAAGAGAATCAAGTATGCTTGATTTTAAGACAATTGGACGTGAAGGAGTAGAGATACCAATTATTAAGCCTATAGTTGATTCTAATGGTATTAAAATAGCTCCTAAGCAAGAATTAAGTGATGGAGTATATCCAGAGCATTTTGCATACTTAAAGTCTGCATGTATATGTGGTCAAGCTGATCTAGTTACTATTGTTAATGGTCGTGTAAACATTACAGATTATAAAACAAATAAAGAAATAAAAGAAAAAGGGTTTACAAATTGGGAAGGAATTACTTCCAAAATGTATAATCCTGTTAGTAATTTGGATGATTGTAACTTAAATCATTATAACTTGCAATTAAGTCTATATATGTATATTATCCTAAAACATAATCCTAAACTTAAAGCAGGTAAGCTTTTGATACAGCATGTTAAGTTTGAGAAAGTGGGAGAAGATAAGTATGGATATCCAATTACTAAAGAATTAGATGGAAACCCAGTAATAGAAGATATTAAAATGTATGAAATACCATATATGAAGAAAGAAGTACAGTCATTAATCAGATGGTTAAAAGAAAACTCATTATGTTAGTAAAATTGTTTGATGTACAGAATAATGAAGTTATACCAACAGAACATTGTTATTCTCTTAAGTTTCTTAAATCTATTATGGATAAGTATCCTGATACATATCTTGAAGTGTATAAGTACTTATTTTATATGACATGTCCCGATCCTGATATTAATCCTTTTTTTAATGTTCCAGAGATAGATAAAGATGAACTTATATTGGATGAAATAGATTTGAAAGAGTCTTTAGAATGTCCAAAAATAACATATGCTCTTGATAAATGTTCTCAATTATATGAAACTCCTACATTTAGAGCATATAGAGGAATAAAAGCTATGATAGATAAGTTAGCTGATTATATGGAAAATACTCAGATTGAACATGGAAGAGATGGTAATATTAATTCACTTGTTAGTGCTGCTAAAAATTTTGATGGTATTAGACAGTCCTTTAAGGGGGCGTATAATGATATGAAAGAAGAACAGAAAAGTACAGTCCGTGGTGGTCAGGGATTGGCATATGATCAATTATAATAAATTAACTAAAAACTAAAAAAATGGAAAGAATTATCCCAACTGGAAAAAAAATACTTGTATTACAAGAGAAAGCAGCAGAGAAATATGGAAATACAGGTATTTATATACCAGAAACTTCACAATCTAAAGAGAGAAAAGGTGTAGTAGTAGCATTAGGCTCTGAAGTTACACTTGTAGATGAAGGATCCACTATAAGATATAGTAATCATGCAGATCCAATTATAATGGATCATGAAGGACAACCACATTTACTAATGGATGAAGGAGCAGTGCTTGCAATTGTTGTGAGTGTATAAAATAATTCCCACATACAGAGATGGTATTTGGTCTACAACTGAGTTTAAAACTCAAGAAGAGTTTAAAGAGTTTATAGAATCTTTATTTAAGGAACCTGGAAAATATAAGTTTGATAAGACTGCATTAGAGTTTAACGAACAAGCTAAGATATTTAATAAACAAGGTTTTTATTGTGATAAACCATTTAGGTCAAAAGATTTTAATGTTTATTGGGAAGACCAAAAAAATAAATGTAGAGAAGGTGCTATATATCATGGGAAAAAAGATGTATGGTATCTAACCAGAGATTATTACATGTGGTTAAATTTTTTACCTATTTTTGATAAAGAAGAAAAGGCATACGGTTTTGCTAAGGTAAGAGATGCACAATATCACATGGCTATATATGAACAGATAGCTGAGTTATCTTTTAAACATGTTGCCATATTAAAGAAAAGACAGATAGCTTCATCATATTTTCATATGGGTAAATTGATTAATATGTACTGGTTTGAGGAGGGTTCAATATTAAAAATAGGGGCAGCTCTTAAAGATTATATTAATGATAAAGGTTCATGGAAATTTTTAGATGAGTATAAAACATTTCTTAATGAACATACAGCATGGTATAGACCTAATAATCCTGATAAAGTATTATTATGGGAACAGAAGATTGAAGTAAGAATAAATAATAGAAAAACTTTTAAGGGACTGAGATCTAAAATCCAAGGTGGTTCATTTGAAAAAAATGCAACAACAGGAGTAGGTGGTCCTGTAACTTATTTCTTTCATGAAGAAGCAGGTATTGCACCAAAGATGAATCAAACATATGAGTATATTAGACCAGCTATGACATCTGGTATGTTAACAACAGGTATGTTTATTGCTGCTGGATCTGTAGGTGACTTAGATCAATGTAATCCTCTTAAAAATATGATTCTTTTTCCTGAAGAAAATGGTATACTTGGAATAGAAACTGATTTAATGGATGATAAAGGAACTATAGGAGTTGCTGGTTTATTTATTCCTGAACAATGGTCTATGCCACCTTTTATTGATAAGTATGGAAATTCTGACATTAAAGAGGCACTTAAGGCAATTAAAAAAGAACGTGCAAGTTGGGAGAAAAAATTAAATCCAGAACAGTATCAATTAAGGATTTCTCAAAAACCAATGAATATTGCTGAAGCTTTTGCATATAGGAAAGCCTCAATATTTCCACAAAGTTTAGTAACAAAACAAATAAGAAGGATTGAAGATAAAGAATATTCTCATGAATATATTAAACTTGAGAGAGATGAAGATGGTATTAAGGCAACAAAATCTAAAAAATTACCTATATCTGATTTTCCAGTAAATAAAAAACAAGAAGATAAGACAGGTGTATTAGTAGTGTGGGAAAGACCTATTAAAGATCCACCATTTGGTACATATTATGCTTCTATTGACCCTGTTTCTGAAGGAAAAACTACAACATCAGATTCTTTATGCAGTATATTTGTATATAAAAATCCTGTAGAAGTAACAAAAGAAACTCTTGAAGGCTTAGAAACTTTTGTTGAGGGTGATAAAATTGTTGCATCTTGGTGTGGTAGATATGATGATATAAATAAAACTCATGAACAGTTAGAATTAATTATAGAATGGTATAATGCATGGACACTTATTGAGAATAATATATCTTTATTTATTCAACACATGATTTCTCAAAGAAAACAAAAATATCTTGTACCTAGACAACAAATTGTTTTCTTAAAGGATTTAGGATCTAATATGCATGTATTTCAGGAATATGGATGGAAAAATACAGGTACATTATTTAAAAGTCATCTTGTATCATATGCCATTGAGTTTATAAGAGAAGTGATAGATGAGGTAGTAGATAATGATGGTGAGGTAAAGAAGACAACATATGGAGTTGAGAGAATTCCTGATAAAATGTTACTGACAGAAATGTTACAATTTTATCCAGGATTAAATGTGGATAGACTTGTTGCTTTTTCTGCTTTAGTGGCATTTGCTAAGATGCAACAGGCAAATAGAGGGTATATTAAGCGTAAAGAAAGAGATAAGTCGTTAGAAACCTTGGATAATTCAAAGAATTTGTATAAATTATCTATGAGACCTTTTAGAAATCTAGGTAAAAATAAACCAAGTGGAGGGAGAGTAAAAAGATCTCCATTTAAAAATTTTAAATAATGTATATAAATTATGTCACATCATGTACATGGCCTTTTACATTCTTTGTATATGATTATGTTGAAGAATGTAGAGAACTTGTAAGCTCAGAAATTATAGAATAGAATAGATTATTATGAAGGTACTTAGTGCAATGCAATTAAAGAAGGGAGCCAAAGCTACAGAAACAGCTGTAAATGGATCTCTTACACAACCATTACAATTTATATCAGCTAAAAAGAAAGATAAAGAGTGGACTGAATGGAATTTAGACTGGTTTGAAATGAGAGGAATGGATCAACTTAGAAGAAATGCAAGAAGAATTCTTAAGAACTATAAACTTGCAAAGGGTATTATTGATAAAACAGATTATATTGTAGAAGAAGATAATGAGTATGGAGAATTAATGGATGTTCTAACAAAGGAAGATAGTAGTGCCTTAGAACTTAAATTTTATCCAATAGTTCCTAATGTTATAAATGTTTTATGTGGAGAATTTGCAAAAAGATTTAATAAGGTACAATTTAGAGCTGTAGATGATACATCTTATAATGAGATGCTGGAACAAAAAAGATCAATGATTGAAGAGAATCTATTAACTGATGCACATAATAATCTAATGTTTGAGATGATTCAGCAAGGTGCTGATCCTGAATCAGAAGAAGTTCAAGAACAATTATCTCCACAAAATTTAAAAACACTCCCCCAAATTGAAGATTTCTTTTCTAAGGATTATAGAAGTTTAGTTGAAGAATGGGCTTCTCATCAATTAAATGTTGATGAAGAAAGATTTAAATTAAATGAACTAGAAGAAAGAGGATTTAGAGATATGCTTGTTTGTGATAGAGAATTCTGGCATTTTAAAATGAATGAGGATGATTATGATGTTGAGTTATGGAATCCAGCA